CCATCGTCAGATAGTGGGTCAATCCATAACATTAGAAACCTCCAGTTTTGTAGATATAGATTAAAGCCAAAGTAAGGCTTATTAGGACTGTAAAGATAGTTCCGTATATGTAGTCTTTCATATTAGCTACCTACACATTCTTGGCAATTACAAGGAATAACACCACCATCTTTTACAAAGGCTTTTATTTCTGCCATTGAATCGAAACCTCTAACATGAACAAGGTCACTGTCATTGATTCGATAACCTGTTGGAGTATTTAAAATGTAATCAGCTTCTTCAAAAAAATTGCCACCATGTACATCTACATCACGCTTGATATTTAATTTATATTTCATCTTCATTTCCCTTTCGTTTCATTTAATAAAATTTACTACTTAGATTAAGTATATACCATAAAATATCACTTGTCAACACTTTTATTAAAATATTTATATTTATTTTTGTTGCATTTTATCACAAATTCGTGATAAGATTCGAATTAAGGAGGATTTATGGAAGAAATTAAAAATATGTTACAAGCAGAATTTGGTACTTTAGATGAACTATCAAAACACTTAGGGGTTAGAAATACTGCAATTTATAACTGGATGGCAAGAGGACAAATACCTATTAAACATCTACGCAAACTAAACAATTTATCGCAGGGTAGATTGACAAAAGAGATGCTCAGACCAGACCTATTTGGAGATTGATATGCACTACTATCAGCATAATATTGGAGACTACCGTAAAGATACAAGCCATTTAACATTATTAGAACATGGCATTTATAGGCAATTACTTGATACTTATTATTTAGATGAACAACCTTTAACTAATGATATTGCGAAATTGATGCGTTCGCATAGCGTTCGCAATGCAGACGAACAACAGTCGCTTCAAAATGTATTAACTGACTTCTTTGTATTGACTGAAAATGGTTACATTCATACTCGATGCGATAAAGAATTGGCTCATCTTTATGCTAAATCAGAGAGTGCAAGGGCAAGTGCTAATGCTCGGTGGACTAGGAAGAATAAGGGTATTGATGCGAACGCATTGCAAACGCAATCCGAATGCAATGCAAACGGTATGCTACCCAATACCCAATACCCAACACCCATTAACCCAATACCCAATATAAATACTATTACACCTGAAGGTGTTAGTGATGAAGTCTTTAAAGATTTTTGTAAATTAAGGAAAGGATTAAAAGCACCAGTAACTCAAACTGCAATAAATGGTTTAGCAAAAGAAGGACAAAAAGCTAATTTAACTCTTGAGCAAGTAATGATGCTTTGTTGTCAAAATGGTTGGAGAGGGTTTAAAGCTGAGTGGATTAAAGAGAAGAAAACAGTTGGGGAAAGAAATAGCACAGTCATGTCAGGCTTAACTAGAGGAATCATAGGAGGAAATAAAGATGTCAGACTACTTGGAAAGTGATTTTTGTGACCCAGATCAAGGATTAGATTACTTGTTTGCTCGAATGGGTGCAATTTATGGTGCAACCTTTATACGGCATTGGGAAGGAGTTGATCTTGAGATTGTTCGAGATACTTGGAAAGAAGTTCTTGGTATTTATTTAACTTACAGACCTAAACTCGATCAAGCCATTTATTCAATGGATGATACCTTTATTCCTAGTGCTTTAGCTGTAAAGAAGCTTTGCATGACTGGAGAACGAATCCCTAGTAAACCTCATTCTGAGATTGGATATAGTCCTAGTTATTCCTCTCAAGACAAAGAGTTTGTTAAGGAACAATTTAGGATTATGCGTGAAATGATTAATTCTAAAACTTACAAAGGGTAATTATGAAAGTATTGCCTATTAAAAATGAAGAATCTTACGAATGGCTATTAAAAAAGCATTATGCCAAGCGTATACCTCAGATTATGTTTGCCTTTGGTTTATATGAAAGTGATGAACTTTTAGGAGTTGTAACTTATGGAATACCAGCTAGTCCATCCTTGTGCATGGGTATATGTGGCAAAGATTATTCAGCAAAGGTTCTTGAGTTAAATAGGGTTTGTTTGTTAAACAATGATAAAAACCAAGCTAGTTTTTTAGTGGCTAATTCTATAAAGTTGTTACCCAAGCCCACTATTGTGGTTTCTTATGCCGACACAAACAAAGGCCATGTAGGGTATGTATACCAAGCAACTAACTTTATTTATACAGGTTTATCAGCAATTAGAACCGATTGGACTATACGAGGTATGGAACATAAACATAGTAAAACAATTAGCGATGGCATGACTTTGGAGACAATAAAAGAAAAATATGGGGATGATTTTTATTACACAGAAAGAAGTCGTAAGCATAGGTACATTTACTTTCATGGCACTAAAAACGATAAAAAGGTTCTTTTATCTAAATTTTTATACAAAAGTGAACCATATCCTAAAGGAGATTCAAAAAAATATGACTCAGGTGGGAAAGTCGCAACGCAAGCAATTTTATTTTAAGGTTAGATAATGATTAGGTCAGCAAGACTAGAAGACCTTTCTTATATTGTTTCTTTAGCAAATAAAGAAAACTTTTGTTTAGGTTTCATTCCAAAAATGGCTTATGAAGCTGCCATAACAGGCATAAAAACAGGTAAGAGATGGAGTAACACCTGTAACGATAAACTATTTGTTTGCGTTGAAAATGATGATTTAGTTGGTTTTGTTATGTTTTCTTATGGTAATCCAGCTAAATGTAATCAAATTTGTATTCAACAAGATGCTAGATTAATTTCTCGTGGACAAGCATTACTGTCTTCTGCTATTGCTCATGGTAATTTAAATGGAATTGAAGATTTTGCTTGTGGCTGTGCAGATGACTTATCAAGTAATTTTTTTTGGCAACAAATGGGTTGGGTAAAAGTTGGTAATCGTAAAGGAATTAGCTATAAAAACACTTGGAAAGAAACAAGTAAAAGAAAAATTAACATTTATAGGTATCAAACAAATAGTTTATTTACAAATGATTTTGGCATGATTTTGCCAAAAGAAAACACAGTAATTTCAATTTAGGAAAATAAATGGACTTTAATAACTTAGACGAAGACGATATTTCAGAAGCATATCAAATGCTATCTGATACCGATAGGAAACATGGGAAACTATATAGTCATCTTGAATACCTCAAGGAAGCCATGAAACAAGCTAAGGCTCATGAATTTTTGAAGTCTGATGGGACAGTAGCAGAACGACAAGAAAAAGCCATAGCAAGCGTTTCATACGATATTGCAGTCAAAGAATGGATAAAGGCTTTAGAGGAATATAAAATACTAGATAATGAACGCAATTCACAAGCAAGAATATTTGATATGTTTCAGACACTTAGTGCTAACCGAAGAAAAGGAATGTTATGATTGATCATCCATTTTTGATATTGCATCATCTTTTAGGAAACTACAAAGAGGCTTGCGATAATATGCAGTATGCAAAAGCCTACGAAATAGCAATCGATATTACAGATCAGGCTCAAAAGTTAGAAGATATTGCTCATAAATTGCAGGATTATGAATAAAGCCCAGAGATCACATTATGACAAAGTAGCACGACTGGGTTGCAGTTTATGTCGATTTGTCTTAAAGATTGAAGATACACCGACTGAAATCCATCATATTCGTAGAGCTGGCAAACGAGATACTGCACCTGTAATAGGTTTATGCCCAATCCATCATCGAGGTTCAAGTACTGGAGTGCATGGACTTGGCAGAAAAGGATTTGAGGAGTTGTACTCCACGACTGAAGAAGAATTATTAGAACTAACATTGGAGATATTGTGAGTGATCCATTTAAGATAATAGAGCCTACTGTAATTAGTTTTAGTGGTGGTCGTACATCTGGTTATATGTTATGGAGAATACTACAGTCTAATCAAGGACTTCCTGACGATGCCATTGTTGTTTTTGCAAACACAGGTAAAGAAGAAGAAGCTACATTACGATTTATTGAGAATTGTTCTATTAATTGGGAAGTTCCTATTCATTGGGTTGAATATCAATGGCATACAGAACCTAAGTTACGCTTTCGTTCTATTAATTTTCACAATGCTAGTAGAAATGGAGAACCTTTCATGTCAATCATTGACCAGAATGGTTCTCCATTTCTACCGAACCCTGTCCAACGGATTTGCACGGCTCAGTTAAAAATACGCACTATAGACAAGTATTTAAAGTCTTTGGGGTGGCAACATAACGAGAATATGGATTGGGTAGGCATTAGAGCAGATGAAATGCGTAGGGCAGCCAAAATTGCAAGAGAACGAACTCCTTTGGTATCAGCAGGGGTAACTAAAGCAATAGTAGGTGAATTTTGGAAAAATCAGCCATTTGATTTAGGATTACCCAATAACAATGGGGTAACAATGCACGGCAACTGTGATTTATGTTTTTTAAAGCCTGCACATCAAATTATGAGCCTTATTCGTGAAAACCCTAATCGTGCTGATTGGTGGATTGCAATGGAAAACCATGCACAAACAAGCAATCTTACATTTGGTGATGGTGCAAGATTTAGAAAAGATAGACCAAGTTATTTTGAAATGAAACGCTACGCATTAGCCCAAACTGAAATGTTTGATATGAACGAAGAACCTGTAGCGTGTTTTTGTGGAGATTAAATGCTAACCTTTCCTTGGTATCCGAAGGAGTTAAGTCCCAACTCCAGTTGTCATTATCACGAAAAAGCCAAGAAGAAGGCTATTTACAAAGATATTTGCTACTGGACTACAAAAGAGGCTAATATACAAAAAGGTGATTACTCAGAGCTAAGTATTACTTTTTTTAAACCGAATCGTAGATGGATGGACTTGGATAATATGTTAGCAAGTATCAAGTCTGGACTGGATGGAATGTGTTTAGCACTTGAGATTGATGATCGATGCTTTACTAAGATAACAGTAGAAATTGGACAAGAAATAGCTGGAATGATTAAAATTGAGATAAAATAAACTATGCAAATCAAGCACATAATAAAACTTTCGGAGTTATAAAATGTCGCAAGGAAAAAAACATATTCCAACTAAGGCAGATCGAGATACTGTAAGACGATTATCATCTCTTGGAGTTCCTCATGAAGACATTGCTTTAAGGCTGAAAATATCCTCTGATACCTTGGTTAAGTATTATCAAGACGAATTAGACGAGGGCAGAATTGATGCTAATTCAACCATAGCTGGAACTCTCTTTAATCAAGCCAAAGAAGGGAATACTGCTGCAGCAATCTTTTGGCTAAAGACTAGGGCAAGATGGAAAGAAACTCATGCACATGAAATAACTGGTGCAGATGGCAAACCCTTAGAATTTAATAAGATTGAACGAGTAGTCATCAAGAATGGCTGAAACACTTCAACTTGCTACACCTAATTGGGCAATTCCTTTACTTGAACCATCAAGATATAAAGGTGCTTGGGGTGGTCGAGGCTCTGGGAAGTCACATCTATTTGCTGAACTGATGATTGAAATGCACATCATGGATCAGAAAAGAAGATCAGTTTGTGTTCGTGAAATACAGAAATCCCTTAATCAGTCCGTAAAAAGGTTACTTGAAACTAAAATCGAGGCGATGAATGCTGGGTTTTACTTTGAAGTACAAGACTCGGTTATCAAATCAAGGCAGGGCGATGGTGCGATTATCTTCCAAGGTATGCAGAATCATACAGCCGACTCGATTAAATCGCTAGAAGGATATGATTGTGCATGGGTTGAGGAAGCCCAAAGTCTTAGTCAAACTTCACTCGATCTATTAAGACCGACAATCCGAAAGCCTGATTCAGAACTTTGGTTTACTTGGAATCCTAGGCAAATATCCGATCCTGTAGATTTCTTACTCCGTGGCCCAGAACCTCCAAAGGATGCAACAGTTATCAAGGTGAACTTTGCTGATAATCCTTGGTTTCCTGAAGTCCTGAAAGACGAAATGGAGTACGATCAGAGGCGAGACCCTGATAAGTATCAGCATGTTTGGCAAGGACAATACCTCAGAAATGGCAATGCAAGAGTCTTTAGAAACTGGAAGATTGACGAATTCGAAGCTGCACCGGATGCAATTCATAGGTTGGGTGCTGATTGGGGATTCTCGATAGACCCAACTGTCCTGGTCAGATGTCATATTGTAGGCAGAACTCTGTACATTGATTACGAGGCTTACATGGTTGGGTGCGAAATTGTGAACACTCCAGAGTTGTTTATGCAGATACCTGAAGCTGAGAAATGGCCTATTGTTGCCGATTCAGCACGACCAGAAACCATTAGTCACATGAAGAAGAATGGCTTTCCAAAGATTATGACCGCGGTCAAAGGTGCGAAATCTGTAGAGGAAGGTATCGAGTTTTTAAAGAATTATGATATTGTTGTTCATCCAAGATGTCAGCACACAATAGACGAATTGAGTTTATACTCCTACAAATCCGACCCTTTAACTGGTAGAATCTTACCATTGCTTGAGGATAAAAAGAATCATGTCATCGATGCTTTACGATATGCTTGTGAAGGAGTAAGACGATCACAGATGG